CCATAAAGGACTTTGATCATCGTGAATATTTACTTCTTTTATAAATTTTTGTAAGTCTTCTTGCTTATATGTCTTAATTTTTTCAAGGATATCAATAGCGCCAGCGGATACCAAAGAAGCATAACCTCCTGGACTTACTATACCTTTTACTTTCATCTCTATTAACTCTGTTAAGCTTATTGCCATTTAATTCCTTTAATAAAACCCACCCCCTCCGTGGGGAGAGAATGTCCCTGGGAAGGGGCAGGCTTATTTTGTTTTACACGCTATCAGTCAGTATCGATATCGTCAGAGTGAGCTACCTCATGAATCATAGCTGTCACAAACCATGAAGTCCCATCTGAAAAAATATCAAATGTATCTCCTATGATTGCAGCAGCGGCTATATTAAAGCCATCTTGACCCGTAGTAACAGCCCCTGCTTCATCTGCCATAGGAAACTCCCTAAAGATAACAGATTCAGCATCACTATTCGGATAATCAGTTAAAGTCCCACCTGCAACAGGCAGTCCGTTTGCTATAACAGAAACTACAGCAGAACCATCTACTTGTACAATCATTTTACAATTCCATCCAGCAACTTGACTAGATAGTTTAGGTAAAAAAATTGTATGAGCAACAGTGTTATCTACCATAAAAACCTTCCCAGAATCTCCAGGAGATAAGGTTTTTTCTTCTGTTATTGTCTCAACACAGTTTTGACTCCATGACGCTTGTGATCCTACTCTTACATTAGCCATCAGTCACCTCCTTATACAGTTGAGAATGCAAGGTTAGTATTAACTGCGCCTGTGCCTAATTCAACACCTCTAAAGGCTGGAGTCCATTCGCCATCTTTTTCACAAAAGAAAGCCCACTCAGCGCCTATATGAGTCTGATTGTTAGTTGCAGTTCCTGTATAAGTAAGAGTATTATCAGCATCTGCCACTGCAATAATGCTTCCTCCAGCAATAGCTACTGTTGGAGTATACTCGCTTAAGTAAACAGGTGTCATAACATGAAGTACTTCTTGAGCTTCAGCTTGGAAATTCATGCTTCCTTGCTTAAAGGTATCACCAGTACCACATGATATAACATTGTTATTGCCGCCATCAAATTGACCAGAATGCCTATATACGCATAAAGCGCCATAGGTTGCAGCTGGCAATGTTGTTGCAGCGGCTCCTGTATCAGCAACGCCAAGAGACTCACAGATTTGCCCATCTATTAAAGTAATTCCACTTCTAGATTTAGCTTCTGTAGTATCTGCTGCCAATTGCATAGCAAGATGACCAAAATTCCATGAATATAAAGCTAGTTTATTTTCAAAGTATTTAGCACTGCCTAGGCTGTTATCGAACTTATTTGATCCATACATTGGATTAGCCATAACTTAACCTCCTTAAGTCCAGAGAGCGTGACATTCGGGCATACTTAGCTCGAGTCCAGCTTCTGTTAGGATTAAATCAACTCGACGGTCAATACCAGAGTTTTCAAGTGTTTGCACACCTACATAAACTGAAGTATCTCTGTTGATACCGTTGCCTACTAGAGGACGATAATTTGCATATTTCATGTTGACACCCAACATCTTAACATTAGTTCCATCTAAGTGAATATTACGAGCAACATTCATATCACCGTAAGGTGTTGAGAATGTAGTAATATCTACACCATACACTTTTTTCTTGCCAGACATAGCAAAATCAGCGCGCATGTTAGAAGAAATCTCAAGATTATTCTTAAAGTATCCACCTAATTTATGCATCCAGTTATATACAGCTGTGCTTACAAAGTAAACTGTAGCACTACTATAATTATAACGAGGATCCATATAGTTAGACATGTCATCTAAAAAGTCATCTGCAGTTTTAGTTGCGATGTCAAGTGAGAATTGGTTTCCATAAGTGCTTACATAATCAACTACACCTTGAGTAGTATAATGAGTATCACTTTGTTGACCAAATAACAATGAGCTTTCAATGTCAAACTTATGCTCTACTAACTTTTCTTTCCACACGCGAGCCCATTCATTAGAGTCATACTTTAATGAAGTTGCACGAGCAGTGTTAGTCATAGCACAGGTTGTTTTCCAAATCTGTGTACGACCATAGTTAGTTGAGTAAGGTTGATCTTTCCATGTCTCAGGATAACCAGATCCTTCAGCGTGAGCAGTACCAACAACATAAGAGCGTTTAGGCTCTAATGTTTCTGCAACACTCATTGAGCTAAGATCTTGAGCATTAATAGCATCTGAAGCACCATGATACGCTGCTAACTCTACTGCTGCTGCTTCACCTTTAACTATAGTACACTTAAGCATTGCTACTTCAGATATCGCATTAAGATCAACTTCTTCTACTTTTCCAACTACATAGCCAGAAACAGCGCTAATTGCACCATTAGAAAAAGTTGCTGAAGAAGATCCATGAGGGATCTTAACTAATTGCCCTGGAAGGAAAAAAGCTGGCTGTGTGCCTGTAGCTAAAACCATTACATCGTTTGCTGTATTTCCATATACAGTTTGAATGTTTCCATTGCTTTTATAATCTGAACCCATACCAAAATAATATGTATCGCCCTGGTCTAATAAACCAAGAGCTACAGTAGCTTCATCAGTTACTGCGCTAGGTTTAGATGCACCATGTGCAACTACATAGCCATATCGTTTATGCCATGAGTTTCTTTTCTCAGTAAATTTGAACTGAGGATCATCTGTAGGCTTCTTGCCTACTTTGCTTACGAATCTAAAAAACGGATCTTGCGGAATAGCTAACTCAGAAACTCGGTCTCCAAAGTTAAACTTTCTACGCATATCGCCAGTATCTAAACTAGGACCTGAACCAGGACCATTACCGGCTACATCTGTTTGTGCTAGATTCGATAACTGAAATAAATCTGCCATCAGTTATCTCCTTTCGATTATTAATTAAGTTCGGAAAGGAGTATTAATTTTATACCTTACCCGAACAGGTTGTCTATATCCCCGTCAGAACCTAGCAATGCGTCAAATACTTGATCACTGCCACTTTTGTCTGCACGTGGACTGTTTATACCACCAACACTTGCGGGAATGTCTCTAACGTTTTTCATTTGATTCATCATGTCTTGTTTAGTAGACCTAGCAACATTTGCGTTGGTTTGGTCTTTATTAACAAGATAATGAATGTCATCTAACGTCATACGTCTACCTTTTGATTGCTCCATCATTTGGCTGAATTGCTCATCAGTCATATTATTCTTAGCTTTGAACTCTTCAGCTTCAACGTTCATACGTTGTTGCTGATTAGCCTGAGCGTGTTGCTGCTCTTTTTGCTGTAGAATAGTATTAACTTTCTGATCAACCAATTGTTGCGTATAAGCTTCCTTGAGTTTAGCTGAGTCAGAACCAGGGTCAGTCATCGCTTCTGTTTCATCAAAAACAAAGTCTTCATCTAATCCAAGCTGCTCTTGCATGCTTTGCGCTGGTTTACCACCTTTATCAAAGTAGTCTCGGACATGTTCCACAAGCCCATTGTCGGTTTCCATTGCCTCGAGAACCGGAGTAAACGGACTGAGTCTATTCAACTCTTCCCTCATCTTAGTAGCTTCTCTACTAGAGTCTTTATACCGCTTTTCCCAATCAACAGTGTTGTTGGATTCCTGAGCTTGTCTTTGGGTTGTCTCTTGAGATCCAGTCTCTTGAGGGCCATTAAACTCTGGGGTTACCTGTTCACTTTGTTGGTCAACAATTCCACCATTTACCTGAGTCTCTAGCTCAGTAAAGAAGTCATCAACAGAGCCAGAATCTTCTGGGTTGCCGTCAAATGTATTATCTTCCATCTATCACTCTCCTTTTATTTTGATTATAACTTGGGCAAACTTAAGGTTTCTCTTTAGTTCTTTCCAAGTCTTTTATAACATTTTGTAAAGAATTTTTAAATTGCTTCTGTTCTGTATCAGTTTGGAGCTTCCTGCTATTTCTAAGATGCTTCTGTTGCGCCTTAGTCTCATTGTGCTCTTTATCCATATCAGATGACAATTTATACTTCTGCTTACTAATTTCTGTTTCAGCTGCATTAACCTTACTCTTAATACCTGCTTGAACAACTTGACGCTCAAGTGTTTCAATAGTTCCAGTTGAGTTCTTAAGCTTCTCTTCTAGTTGCTCTATCTGTTGTTGCAGTTGTGAATACATACTCTTACGCTTAATAATGCTCTCTTTGTTCTTAATGTCTGTTTCAGCTAGTAATGCAATATCATCAATAACACCCATCTGCATATACTGCTTGAGCTCATCTAAGTATGCCCATCTATTAACAGGTAATGTAGATCCAGCTATAATTCTAATATCAAACTTAGCTGCCCCATAATCATTAAACTTGCCAATAGATTCCCCTAAATCATTATATATTGGGACGTTAATCTCAACCTGTTTCTCTTCATTAATATTGTTAGGCTGAACTACTCTAAATACTTTATTGCCAGTATAAGTAGCCTGAGAGAATTGAGCTACAACTCTTCCTAATCTTTTTAATGCAGGCTCAATAGAGTTCTTCATCCACTGTTTAACCCTACGAGTACCATATTCATCCATTGCTAACATGCCACGATAGGTCTCATGCTGTGAAGATGTATCACCTTGCATAGCTCCATAAATACCAGCTAAGTACTCCATATCCTGTTTACCTTCATTTACAATGCCAAAGAAGGCATTAGATAAAGGTGCAGGTTGTATAGGAGTAGGAGCCATTGCTCCAGGTCTTACTGGTAATAATGCTCCAGGTGCGCTTGAATAACGTTCCCAATAATCAGTATCAATGCTTCCCTCTTCATGTAACCATCTTAAACTACTACCTAAAGATGCATTATGTATCATTAACTGATGAGCTTTATTCATCTCTCTTTGTTTGCCTATAAGAGGTGAAACTGCAGAGATCGGGAATGGAGTACCTGTCCACTTAAAGTGGAACGGCACTAGCGGGTATTCTGTAATTTGCTCGGGTAATACCTTCTCATATAGAGTCACATCCCCTGCAACACAGCTTAACTTAATTCTATTACCATAGAATGTAGCTGCCTGCACAATCATCTTTGAGAATGTAGGGTCATTAGAGATAGTCTTAAATTCTTTTTCTGATACAATCTTATTCTCAATCTGAGATACTTGAGCTTGTAACTCACTAACCATTTCCTGTTCTGCTGTAGCTAGTTGCTGCTCCATCATCTTAGCAGCTTTTTGCATTTCTAATTGGAATCTCTCTGGTAGCATCTGACCAGCTTCTACTGCAGCAGCCATTTCCTTCTCTTGCTCCATCATCTGAACTTGCATCTCT